ATAAGCCAGAGCACTGTACGGTTACGGGAGCACTATACTAAAGTCTGAGCTCTGGCTATTTGGGTAGCGCTCTGGCGCGCATTGATTAAAGCGCTCTAATCCTCTGTAAAGAATGCGCTCTAACGTGAACACCCACCCTGGCCCTTAAAAACGCTCCCTTATGGGGAAAATTAATTTTGTGTACTAATCTAGAAATAAAGATATTTACTTTAGAGGAATAGAATGGTATAATAGATATATAATAATAAATGGAAAGGTTGGGGTTGAATATGTATAGAATAGAGAAAAAGACTTTAGAGGTTGGAACGGTAGTGAGGAAATCAAACGGAGTAGTACTGGTATGTAAGCAAACTAATAGAGGAATGGCTACAATGCTTAGAAGTTTTAGAAACAATGGAACTGGAATATATGAACAGATTCCAGTGGTACATATACTCAAATGTTCTTTATATTCAGTGGAGGTATAGAATATGAAACTTAAAGAAGGAAGTATCAAGATTCCAGAACAAACGCTTATCAATTTACTTGACAGATTTATAGAAAATGCTCCATCCAGAAGGAGTGAAAGCAAAACAGTAAACGCAAGACAGGACGCTACTGCATGGGATAGAAAAAGCTGTTACGCATACATGGCTAAATTAGATTGGGAACACACAGAGGAAGACCCGTATCCTCCAGAAGTTAGATACAGATTAAGTATGACGTTCTGTTGGGGTACACAAATAGAAATATTGGAAGATAATGAACCAGAACAAAATATAGAACGAGCAATCTTTGGTAGTGCTACGGCACTTAAGTATGAAGGATATTACGATGAAGGCTGGTGTTGGTGTTGGTGTCATGACCATAGTTTAAGCGGCAAAAAGATGGCACTGTTTATGAATAAACAGATATTAAGTATTTTAGAGGCTGGCAGTTATACAAGACAGATTGTAGAAAGTTATGCCCCAGATTATGAATGTTGTAGATAGGAGGTGGTCAAGATGGAAGTTACAGTAGCAGATGTGCAAGCCGCTGCACTCGAAATGAATCTAGCATTATCAGCATACAATATGGCTGAAGCAGAATTTGAAGAAGCAGCATGGTTGGAATACAGGGCTAAGGTAGCCAGATATGAGACACTTCTAAGGATTGGCAAAAAAGAACATATCGCTTCATAAGACAGTCATAGATTCTCATGCTTAGGTACCCATAAATTTATATTGGGTACCTTATTTTTATGGGCTATAGAGAGTTCTAGGTGGGTAGGTTTTATCTCCAGAACTCGTAAGCGTCGGGAACTTATACATAGGCAAGCCAGAACGCATAATAATGATAGAGCTCTGAGCATCGTTGTACTCTGACTCGCAACACCCACCCTGGCATTACATAGCTTCAGAGCGTCATTCTGGAAATAAAGACGTTTACTTTAGAGGAATAGAGTGATATAATTAAACTATAATAATAAAGGAGGTAATTGGTATGAAATGCACAGGGATTGTAAGAAGAATTGATGACTTAGGAAGAGTCATAATACCAAGAAAAATTAGGAACACAATGGGAATTAAAGAAGGCGACCCATTGGAAATATTTACAGACAATGAAGGCGGAGTTATTTTTAAGAAATACAAGCTAGAAGGTGTCTGCCTACTATGTAATGAAACAACAGAAAACGAAGTCAATGAAAAACTAATCTGCAAGAAATGTCAACAAGATGTAGTTAATGATTCAAAATCTAAAAACAAAGCACTTAGGAACTCGGCAGATGAATCGACAAGGAATCATATCTAAAAATAAAGTTATTTACAAATGATGGACAGAATGGTATAATTAAACTATATTAAAGGAGGTGATAAAAATGATCGTAACTAAAAGCTCAGATAAAGCAAAGTTATATTACCAAATGACAACTGATGAAAGTGCTATAGTAGTTAATCCAGATGAAAAGAAAGCTTATAAGTTTGAAGATTCAGAGCATGGATTAGAACTGGCAACTGAAGTTGCAGAATTAATTGGTGGGCGTATAGAGGAAAGAACATCGATGATGCTGATTGAAATCGCTCAAGAAAAAAGATGGATAATCGTTACTTATGAAGAAATGCTAAGTATGATTGAATTCTTATTCTTACATGATTCTGGATTTGAAGTAACAGAAGTAGACTGTAGTAAGAACGAATGCACGCTTTTCTTAAAATAAAGACATTTACAAAAGAATTAAAGAATGGTATAATTAATTATAATCAAAAATCAATCCTGCGGAAGCAATAAGGCTTCGGGGAAAAGGAGAACATATCATGAAAAAAACAAACGGAACTAAGAAAGTAGAAACAAAGGCAGCTGTAACTCCAGAAACAAAAGTAGAAACATCTTTGGTAGATACTACGGTATCTGGAAACGAAACTGAAATCAAGAATGAAACAGCTCCTGAAACAAAAGTTGAAGAGGAAGTAAAAACCGAAGAACAGGCTCCGGAGAAGACAGAGGAACAGGCACCTACCCAGACCGAGGAAAATAAAGAAGTTCAAGAGGAAAAGAAGGAAGAAACAAAGAAAGTGGACTTAACCAAGAAGGACATCTCAGAATCAGATAAATCGGCAGCTATCATAAACAGTTTGATAGCTAAAAACCCAACACTCAAGATCGTAGCTTCAGATTCCAAAACTGGAATCAGTTTCTTCTCAGGAAAGAAAAGATTATGCAAACTGCTTAAGACCAAGAGGGGAGTAACTTTGGAAATCAACGTATCACTTCCGAAGGACTTCACTAAGGATATGACAGAGATGGAAAGCATATCGGCCACTACAGCATTCAAGAAACACTTAGGCACTATGAAACACTTATATAGAGGCAATGACGCTAAGCTTATTCCATCAATCATGAAAGAAGCTATAGCAATCTTCAAGGCAGAGATAGAGGCTGCCAAAACTAAGGAAACTGCAGAGGAAAAGAAAGTAGTATAAGAGGCTACCCCCAGGGCCTTCGGGCCCTTTCTTTTTTGTGCGTACGATAGAGTTCGAAAAAATTTTTGCGCAGCGCCCATGCGTCGTATTAGTCCATGACCCGCAATTTAGCACTCCGACAATCTTCTTACCAAATTATGGTACTTTTGCAGAATGATAACTAAACACAAGACAGAGCTCTGGTCTCACTTCTGAGTAGGTTAATCTAAAATTATAACCTATGCGCTCTGACTCGCAACACCCACCCTGGCAACGAACTCTAGCCTCTGAGACTGCGCTCTATCTTTTTGGGAAATATTAAAGGAAATATTATATTTAGACAAAAAGTGTAATATAATGGTAATAGGAATAATAAATAAATAGATGGGGGTTAGAGAAATGTTTGCGTTGGTCAAGAGGTTATTTAGTAAAAGGTATTCTAAAATGGAAGAAGACTTGGTAGACTGCACAACAATGATGCTCGGTCTATTATACGATTTACGAAAGCAAAATAAGATTACAGAGACTGTCTACAATGCAGAAATAGAAAAGAAGGTAGCATTCTTAAAGTCTTTAAATAAGAGTTATGAGTCTATATTAAATCCGAAAGAGGAGGTCAGATTATGATTAAGCAACTTATTTCAGAGGCAATCACATTTACCCAGGGAGTACATATCGATGTTACGCTAGACAAAGTCATCTTGATAGCATTTGGAATTTCTATGTTCTTAGCAATCAAAGGTTTGATAGGATGGCTTAAGGAAAACAAGGAGCAGGATGAACGCTGTAAGGAGTTACTTAGAGAAATCGAAAAGCGTCTTAGACCTAAAGTAGAACCTGATAAAAGGGTAAACATGACCCAGGAACAAAGATGGGCTAGATGGGAATCTAGAAGGCTACAGCAGCAAACAGTCTAGAAATAAAGACATTTACATAAGACAGATAGAATGATATAATAGAACTATAATAATAAAGGAGGTAATTGGTATGGATGTCTGTTATATGTGTCAAAAAGAAAATTGTGAAAGAGATTGTTATTTTAGAGTAGGTAAGATTTGTAAGTATAATGAATTTGAGGGCAATGGCGGAGAACCCCAGTGCGACCCTAATGAGTGCATATGCTGCGGAGAGGACGATGAAATAGTTTTAGTACCAGAGACAGAGTGGTCTAAGTTCTTAAGGATAAAAGGAATATGTAGTTCTAATGAATATACTGGAAATCATCCCTGCGATAATGGTGTGCTTTGTGACAGATGTCATAATAAGGACATCCAAGATGAGTTTAAAAACTGGAAGGCTGAAGATAAAGAAAAAGTGTACTATGGAGTTAAAGATAATTCAACTGGGGAGTGTGCTAAATCTGAAAGTTTAGATAGCATATTAGAATTTATAAAGAATGCAGTTCTTGATGGTTCCCCAATAGAACGAATTGTATTCACGAATAAGTAGGAAGTAGACAAAATATTCTAATCTTTGGTAGGCTCCCGGGGCTCATGCGTCGGGCTCTTTTTTACTTACAAATTAGAGTTCTTATCAGACATTAAAGACTGAGCTCTGAGTGTGAACATCATCCCTGGCATCTCTGAATTACAGAGCTCAGTCTGAAAATAAAGACGTTTACACTTGCGTGCCAGAGTGATATAATTATAATGCAAGGAAAAATAGGAAAGGTGGAGTTAAAATGAGGACAGATACTAGATGCACTCAAAACAAAGAAATTCAGGTATTATTAAGCGGAGCAGGGTTCTATATAGGGACAACGGAAGATGGAATGCCATTCTGCAGATTGTCAGTTGAATACTTTAAGAAAAGGGAAGAAGCAGATACTGCATTAGAAAAGAAGACATATACAGTTAGGAAATGTATGGAAGGCGATTTTTGCAACGAAGGCAAGGGTTGCTTAAGAATAGGAGGTCAATAATGAATAACGAAAAATTTATAGTTGGGGAAATCTATCTTAGGCCAGGTCTTTTCGGTCCATCATGGCAAGTACGGTGCACTGATAGAACAGAAACTACTGTGACATTTGCTCAAGTAGGATATGAGGAAGAGGAGAATGGAACTAAAATTGAAGTTGGAAGCGATCATGGCGTAGAGGCTTGTCTTTGTTGGGAATACAGCGGAAGTAAAGCTTACATATTTTCAGATACAAAATTTTAATCTTTGGTAGACTCGACCTTATACGTCGGGCTCTTTTTTATGTTCAATTTAGAGTACTTTTAATGACTGAGCTCTGGTGCCCTCAAGTCGCGCACTTATCGCAATATGCGCTCTGGAGCGCCGCGCTCTATTTATATAACAAATTTAGACTGAGCTCTGAATTTTTAGCGCTCTAACACTGAACATGCACACCGGTACAGATAGACAGGTCGTCTATCTCTGCGACTAAACCAGTGAGTGTGAGTTCGTTTTTTGAGGGGAATTAAGGGGCCCGAGTTGGGCCCCTTACCAAAGATTTATTGAGCTGCTGCTGCGTCCTGAGCTGCTTTTTCTGCAATTTGTTCGGCCTTGAATGCATCGACCATAATTTTTAAGAGTTTTGGAACCAGTTTAGCATCGGGAATTTTTGCCATGTACTTCATCGTGCCGAGATGTTTTTCGTGAGCAACTTTAGCTGAGATTTTAGTGAGTCCGTATTCCTTTTCAGTTTCTGTGTCGAGTGTAACATTAATTTCAATTGAAAGGGAATTTTTGGATTTGAGGATTTTTGCCAGCCTCTTTTTGCCTTCGAAAAAGCTGATTCCAGTCGAGCCTTCTTGTTCAACAATTTTAGTGCCTTTGATCGCCGTGCGGGTTGCGTCGAGTGCAGTTTCAACTGCAGTTTTGGGAGTTTTTACATTTTTTTCCATATGGGTCCTCCTGTGCCCGGGCCCTTATTGGCCCTGCGGCTGGAAATTAATTCCATTTCCACAATCTAATTATACCACACGTGGGTCAAAATGTAAATAATTATTTTTTTAGACGACCCTGTTAAACAGCACAGACGGCGTGCTCAAAACTTCTTTTAAGAATTCGAAAATACTTGAAAATAATCGCTAAACTCGTTAAACAGGGTTTTAGACCGTTGTGACAAAATGAGATTTTGACGCACGAAAATCTCAAATGTATAAAAATTCAAAAAAATGTATAAATATTCAGTTTACATAATATGACAAAAAATGACAGGGTACCCCCCTCCCATGGGTTGTTTTTTTCGGAGTCTAGCGCGCAATCTCAAAAATGCCTTTTTGTGCTCTCTATAGCGACCAGTCTAAGCCCGAAGTGGACAGCACAGTCTATTCTCATCTCGCTTTAGCGTGTATTTGGGATAGGCTTAAATTTGGATTGGCAAAAAGACCAGATAATCCAATAGTACGTTATGTCAGTGTACAACCATTCGAAAATTCGTAGAATGAACAATTTATTGTAGAATGAATAAATGCACATATAGAAAGAATTGATAGATGATTCTTAACTAGAATAAAAGCTGATAACGTATATTGTAAAAATGATTTAAATGAATATGAACGTAATGGAGGTTAATTAGAATGCATATAGAAAATGATGAAGCGAATGGCATATTAATTATTAAGGAAGGCAATATGCCCCTACGACTGTCTTATGAATTACTAAGGCAATTAAGAGTGGTTCATGTTACTGCACANCGCACACCGGAAAACGTAATAGAAATCGATTGGGAAGAATATTGGAAGTTAATATTGTTAAACGAAGACGGCAGTATAGACGAATCGAAGCTGAAGGAAGTACTATCTAATTACAGAAGATTAGTTTGTGAAGCAATGAAGGTATACTGCGAAATTACACGTGGAGTAATAGAAGATATTGGGGCAAGTGCAAAGGAAATATTGGCGATAGCTAATAGAGAGTTGAATAGTATTGTAGATGCAGCCAAGAAAGATGCTGTAGACCAGACCAAGAAGGATGTTCTAAAAGAGATTAGAGAAAGACTTCAGAGGCAGAAGCAAGGCGGTGATTATAATTTTAATCAGAGGTAGACATAATAGAAACGAATCTAAAGAACATTATGAATTAAAACAGATTGCCAAGTATATACTGTATAGTAAGGGTTATAATTGTATAGCCACAGAAGTTCAATTCAGTAAGTATTCTAGATATTTAGGCGATTTTAAGACATTCAATCATCATGCAGTAGAAAAGAATATTATAGATGTAGTTGGCGTTAGAGGCAACCTGATGAATTCAAGAAACAACACGATGGACGACTACAAAGTGATGGGTATAGAATCGAAAGCCTCGCTTGGTGATTTTCAGAATGGATTCTGTTGCCAGTGCGAATATACATACGTTATAGCGCCAAAGGGTATCATCCCCCTGGACAAAGTTCCAGATAAGATAGGCCTTATAGAGGTAGATTTAGAGAATTATACAATCAAGTCTACATCTAAAGGATTCGAATTTACTGGAGTAGAAACTGTAAAGCAATGTACAAGCCGCAAGAAAGATATGTATGGCAATAGAATAGAGGCATTTAGAATAGATGTGTTCAATGTTTTAAGACGAATAGCTTATAGGTCTACAGTAAATGAAGTTTTCAAGAAGCCAGAGATTGTAGTTGGTGGATTGAAGATTAGAAAGGATTAATTATGGATGATTCTAAAAGATTAACTAAATTCGCGAATAACAAAACCTGTTGTGTAGATTTTATGAAGACAGAATGTAGAATGAAACAAGGTAACTGCTGTAAATGTTCTACAAACGAAAAGGTTTGGGATAAATTGAGATATTTTGAAGAATTACAAGAACAGAATAAGTTGATTATCACCGATATACCTGTAGATAAGATTTGGAGGTAGATATGTCTAAAATAGAAGTTACCATGGTATGTGAAGAATGCGGCAAAGACGGTGAAATAGATAAGAAACAATCTAATAAGAATTGGAATGTATATAAAACAGAATGCACAGGTTGTGGTGGCAAGATAGTACCGAAAGTAACGGAATCTAAAAAGATAAAGAAAGTTTCAGGAGGCGAAACAGATATGGCTCAATGCAAGGCTAAATGCAAAGGAACGCAGGAGCAGTGTAGAAGGCGTGCGGTGGAAGGTTATAACGTTTGTACAGTACATGGGGCAGGTACTAGAAAAAGAGTTGAACAGGGCCTTAGAAAGCCGCCAGGTGCTCCCATCACTACCGGTGGAAACAGTAAGCACATGAAGAAAGAAATATATGACAAAATAGAGGAGTATAAAAAAGACCCTGACCTTGAGAAGTTAGATTTTGAATTAGCGTATCTAAAAACTTTGCCTCAGAGGATAGAAAACAGCGGGGCAGAGGAAACAGATAAGATAGTATTGCTTGAAAAGGTATTAACCTCTACTTTTAAGAACATGTCTGAAAGGGAGAAGGTTATTGAGGCAAGAAGATACAGCATAGGCGTAGAGAAATTGCAATTATTGATAAAATGCATGTTTACAAGCGTTAAGAAGCATGTAAGCGACCCTAATGTTTTAATTGCTATAGCCCAAGATTTAAGAAATATTGCAGGAAATACTGACAATATGGGTAAAGACGGAGCAAATATACCTATGATAGGTGTAGAAAGGGAATAATTATGTCAGAATCGGCTATAAAACCATTAGATATTGAAGAATATGCTGAAAGAGTATTAGGCATATACAATATTCTCAAATCAGTACCAAGAGATGAAAACAATTGCCTATTGTTAACGTCAGAATTTGCTAATTTGATTGCTGATACGATGTTTATAGGTATGTATCCGAACTTCAAGATCGATAAAGTGAACTAAAAGTTCAATTCTCAATGAATTATAATGTAAAGGAGGGTGGCAATGATACAAAAATATGAATTGTAAAGGATGGTGTCTATGCTTAATAAAGACGATTTTTCTATTGTTAAGGATGAGTTTGGTTGGAAGCTTATAAACCAGCATAAACTCAAAGAAGGACTAAAAGATATAGACAAGAACGATATGTTTGCATATAAAAGAGTATGGAGAAGTGCACATACTCATCTCAAAAGTCGTAGAATGGCATGTATTATGATGGACAATCTAATAAAAAATAAACTTCCTAAGACTGGGAGTATAAGATTGTTGAAATCTCACATAAGGATTGCCGAAGATGAGAAACTCATCAGTGAAATACAGCAACTAATATTAACTAAACAAAAGAAATGTAGGCAAGAATACCTTAACGAAAGAAGGGAGCAGTCGTACTACAATGTACGGTGAATAATATGAATAAAGGCGACTATATTGATTTTAACATTGCAGCAATTACCGAACTAAACAAAGCAGTAGAGTTTGTAGACAGTGCAAAAAGAAAGATAGTTAACGGTGATATGGCTGTAGCAGAAAATGAATTGAAATTCGCAAAAAGCAGTATAGCCGCCGTTGAAACTTATGTAAAATCTTATTTGGAGGGCGAATACGATGAAGGTAAAAATCGGCAATAAGATTTATGATAGTTCTGACGAACCTCTTATGATAGTATTGAATGCAGAAGAGAAACTGCTAATAAGCAACATGGCTCCAGAGGCAAATACGTTTTGCACGGGACCATCAACATCCGGCGTATATGAGTTAACTGAGTTCATGAGGACCTCGCCTCCAAAGCCAATACCTCCGCCTACAAGAAGAATGTATGAAAGCGGTAGATTAGAAGGCGAACCAACTTGGTGGCAGAAGTTAATTAAATTGTTGTTTTAAAATAGGAGCTTAGGATAAAAACCATACCTTGCCAGACCCTGGTAGAATTACAAACGGCGGGTAGGTAATATAAATTTATGGACCCGAAATAATCAAAATCTAAGAGGGTCTATGGTATTTGGAGGTGTATTCGGTGAAATTAAGGCAAGATAAGTTTAAGACTCCGCAAGATTTATGCAATTGGGTTAACGATAATGCATTATCGATAACTGTTGTAGGTGTTTGTAATAACGAATTCATGGAGTATGTTTTGTTTTATACTGCAGAAGGAGAAGTTATTAGGGAAAATAAACCAGAATTTGATGCTGAAGAAATATGGCAAAATAGAATGAATAGAAGAGGTGGTATAGATGGCTCCAAAAAAGAAGATTAAAAAACAAGGAATAGTCGACGAATCTTCAATATTTGGCCTTATACCAGGGATGTTTGGTGATATTGATGAACTTATGAAGGACAAAGACCCTAAAGAAGTTTCATTCGAATCAGCTTTAGGCCAAATGGCAGACTATTTTGAGTCAGAAACAAATAGACAATTGGATGAAGGAGGGTCGTTTGATGAGATATGGGAGTTTGAACCCGTAGATACATTAACATTTTGTACTAGTCCAGAATATTTGAATCTTGGCAATGAGATTTATCCAGTAGTATTACAGGATTTAGCAGATACGTTCCCTGGTGACCCGAAGCAGATGAAGCCAAAGCATGAAGAGATTATATTTGATGAAGCCATAGGTTCTGGTAAGTCTTTTAAGCTGTCTATTTTGGCGACTTATATGGCATATAAGTTACTGTGTCTTAGAAATCCACAGAAGTTCTTTAAATTGGCTCCAGGTTCTAAAATAGCTATAATGAACATGTCAGTTTCAGCAAGCCAAGCTAAGAGAGTTGTGTTCGGTGAAATAAAAAACAAAACAGACTATAGTCCGTGGTTCCAGAAACATTATCCACCGAATCCTAGAATACGTTCTGAACTTCAGTTTGACCCGTCGCCTGAAAATATTAAAAAGGCAGAAAGAAGAATATATAAAAACATATATATTATACCAGGTTCTTCATCAGGTATGGCACCATTAGGATATAACCTATTTTGCGGTATTATAGATGAAGCAACTCTATGGAGAGATACTGAAAACAAGGATTATGTAGAAGATGTTTATAATATCATAAGACGAAGGGTAACTTCTCGTTTTATGGACAATGGTTTGATAGTTCTTGGTGGTTCTCCAATGTATAGCACAGACTTCCTTGAAAGAAGAATTAAAGATGTTAAGGATGGGGATATAACCAACGTAATGGTTCGTAGAAGAAGCCATTGGGATGCTAAATATCCAGACTATAAAGGCCCAATGTTCTATTTTCATTTGGAAGATTCGAAGGTATTTAAAACTGAGGAAGATATGCTTAATGACAGGGATAAAGTAGCCAAGAGGGCTGGCAATAACTGGAAGATGGCATTAGAGTTATACGATAAACAAATAAATAAGATACCAATGATGTATTATGAAGACTTCTATAAGAATCCTGAAGGTTCTAAGAGGGACCTTGGAGGGTGGCCATCTGATGCTATAAGTTCGTTCATAGAAAACCAATCTATCATCGATGAAAGTGTTAATTTTGATAGAGCAGACCCTGTCAGAGCGCCTTTCTTATTCAAAAAATGGTTTGGACCGAGAAAAACCAATGCATGGCATGCTTTACACATCGACCTTGCAATATCCGGTGATGCTTGCGGTATTTGTATGGCTCACGATGAGGGATTTACTGAAGAAGGAGGCGTCAAAGTATGGATTGACTTCTTGATGAGAATTCAAGGTACTAAAGAGGAGCCAATTCAAATTGAAAGCATACGTGAGATGATTTATAGGCTATCAAAGATGGGTTTTCCTATTGGACTAATCACGATGGACGGCTTCCAGAGTGTTGACAATATGCAAATATTGAGGAAGAAGGGTTATAATACTGAATACCTGTCGCTTGACAGATCGCTAGTTCCATATGAAGAGTGGAAAGCGGCTTTAAACGAACATAGAGTTGAGACTTATAATCATGATTGGAGAAATAAGGAAGCTAAGAAGCTTGAAAAGATTAAAAATAAGAAAATAGACCATCCTAGAGGCGGTTCTAAGGACTGCACTGATGCAGAAGCTGGTGCAGTTTATGACTGCGTTCAATTAGCTTCATGGGACCCACCAACTAGCGATGACGACACAAGTGAAGTATATAATTTTTAAGGAGGGAAATAAATGGCTGAGAAAATCAGAAAAAATGCCCAAACAGATGGCAATATGGGTTCTCAGATAATTAAAAATTCATCTGACGATGCAGTTTCTGATTTGCCTACAGAAGATTTGCTTAAAAATGTTGTATTTAAGCAAAGACAGCAAGCAGGCAATAAGATACAGAAACCTATGGCAGGTAGCGACAGTAAGCAACTTGAAGATGAATTTTCCCAGGAATATGGTGAAAACATCATAGTTCCACCATATAACCCGCTTCTTTGGGCCACCTTGATGGAAGTTAACACGAGACTTGGTAAGTTGATAAGGACTTATGCAAGAAATACAGTAGGTTTAGGTTGGGAGATTGTATCTAAAAAACCTATAACTAAAAAAGTTAAAAAGGCTGAGAGAGAGGCTATTGAAGAGGAAAAAGAAAGACTTGAAGAATTTTTCAAGAATATAAATCCGTTACTACCGTTCGAAGAAGTTTGTTTTAGGGCAAAGATTGACGAAGAAGCAATGGGTAACGGTTATGTCGAAGTTACAAGAGATTTAAACGGAAAACCTCTTCACGCATACCACGTATCTGGCCATACCGTTAGAGTCCTAAGCAATAGAAAAGGATTCGTACAGATAAGAAATGGTTCAAAAGTGTTTTTCAAAATATTCAATGGCGATTTTGATATGAATTGTGAAACTGGAGAGGTTGGCAATAAGGGTAGTTTAGAATATAATTTGCGTGCTACTGAAATAATTCCGTTTCAGATATATACGCCAAGGGATTCGTATTATGGAATACCAAGATATGTAAGTACTGCTGACGCTATAGCAGGAAATAAGCTTTCTGCACGTAGAAACTTGGCATTCTTTAAAAACGATGCTACTCCAAGATTAGCAATTACTGTTGCAAACGGCCAATTGACAACTGGTTCTATACAAGATATAAAGGATTTTGTAAACAGTGAAGGTAAAGGCGTAGATAATGCTCATAGGGTTATGATTCTTCAAGCAAAAGCTAAACAGATGGGTGATATGACTCAGCAAAATGTTAAAATAGATGTAACACCTCTTACTGTTGGCCAGACAGATGATGCTTCATTTATTAAATATAGGGATGCAAATGATGAAGAAATTAGAGAAGCTTTTGGTATTGGTGAAGTATTCCTTGGTTCTAAAGGTTCTGTTAATAGAGCTACAGCTTCAGTAATAAGAGAAATCACAAATAATCAGGAGTTTATACCAGATGCAAAAGTTAAAGAATTCATGATTAATCAGACAATCTGTAAAGACCTTGGTGCTAAGTTATGTGAATTCAAATTCAAAAGACCTTCAGCACTTGGTGAGCTTGATATGGCAGACATATTCGCAAGATACTTGCAGGGTGGAGGTATTACCCCAAATGATATTAGACATCAGCTCGGTAAAGAAGAATATAAAGAAGATTGGGCAGACAAACCAATACAAATCGGCTTAGTTGAATTTCAAATGGGTCTTCTTGGAGCAAAAGGGGCAGCTGCAGGCGGCGATAATACCAAGACTGAGTCTAACGAAGAAGATGACGATGAAGGTAATAATAATAAGGAAGGCGATAAAAATACTTCTAAAAAGGGTTCTAATAACTCTAATAATGCTTTAAACAATGCTGAAGTTGAAATGGTTACAGCAAAATTACTAAATACTATAAACGGAATGATAGAGAAAAGTTTATCAACTGCAATAATCGATCTTGACGCAGTAGAATAAAATAAAATACTATTTAAGTATATATTAATGAGAGAGGTGAATCGTATGAGTAATAGAACATATAACCCAAATTCGCACCCAATTGAGACAGATACTGAATATACCGGTTTAACTGCCAACACGGTAGCATGGTTAGATAGTCACAGGACATTGCTAAATGGTTGTAGTTATAGAGAATTGGATGGCGAGTATAGAGTTTATGAAATTAAAGACGGAGTATGGCATTTGCAATAAGTAATTTAATTAAATATAATAGAAAGGAAGTGATTTTTTGAAAAGAGATATTGTTTCTAAAAGAAAAATTAAAGAAATTAACTCTCGTCTAGATAATACTATAAATAATGTAGAAGACATTGACACTTGTATTATAAAAGGCAATAGAGGGTTTGTACATTTCATGACTAAAATAGCTCAATGGAATAAAAACTCCACAAATAAACCAGGAGTATCATCTGCATTCCCTTCACAATTGAATTATGGAGTATTTGGAGATTCTACTGGAGCTTTAGCATGGGACAATATTCCAAGTGCACATTCTAATAACGTTTTCCCTTTTGAAGGAGTTATGGCTAAATTGGGAAAAGCAAGTGCAAGATGTACAGGACAACCACCTCTTACAGTAACTGGTGATTGTTGGGAAGCAGATGGCACGGCTGGTAAGCTTTTTGACTATTCTGTGCATCCGGCTGGATTATATAGACATCTTGGAAATGGTGCCACATTAAGGTCGTCATCTACGCAATACGGTACAGAAACATGTTTATATTATATTAAAGAACCAGGAGCTGGAGTATTTACTTTTGCATTAAGAGATAATGCTGATGCAGTACCCATATCAGTAAATGGTGTAGAAGCTACAATATCAGATATTAGTTGTGATAATGCTCTAGGTGCTGGTAAAGCAGGATTTTGTTATATGACAATACTTGGAGTTGGGGCTACTGCAGGTAAGTTTCAACTTGGTTTTGGAAATAATTGGACTGCAGATTTATTATATAATGATTCAGCTGCAAATGTTCAAGCTGCACTTGAGGCACTGCCAAGTGTTGGTGTCGGAAATGTTGGAGTAACAAAATCTGGAACAACATGGACTATATTAATAAAATCAAACAACTTTGGCTGGCAAACAATAAAATGGAGAAATGGTTCTACTGTTTTAACAGGATATCTTACATTTGGACTAGCAGGTCAGCGTCATATTAAAATGACAGTCACTAGTGGTACTGTAAGAACCTGGAACCCATATAATATAAACAGACACGTAAATGGTGTAGCTAGCTATAATTTGGCTAGAGGCGGTTTAAGACTAGGTGACACTATACAATGGAATCAAGATATCGCCAATAGCATCTTAGGAGATATGAAACTAGATTTTTGTTCTTTTGCTTGGACGTCAGGTCAAGCAGCACAACGTACACTTACACAAGTTCCGTTTACTGCTACTCCGTATACAGTGACAGATTTAAGAACTTATTTTAATTCATTTATTTTAAAACTTGAAACAGCATCTCCAAATACAGATTGGGTATATCAAAGCTTTCCACCAAGTTCATCTAATCCAGACGATTCAATAATAAATGAAGCAAATCCAGCTGCAAAAGAAATAGTAGAAGCAGCAGGTCATGTATGGATCGATACAGATGCTGCACTAATTACAAAGGTTAATGGTGAAGTCAAAAAAGGTTGGAGCTTGTTAACTTACTTAGATGGCTATTCTCAGCCAGGAGATTTTGTAACCGGGGCTGCTCAAAATCAATGGTGCGGTGACGGAATACATCTTGGAGGTTCATATCATTCATTTGTTGGTTCATTAATAAGTAAACAAATTGGATTATATGACTTTATGGGTATTCTTAACTGGAATCGCTTAAATACCGATTACGGTATAATAGCTGGTCAAGGTTTGGATTTCTCTAATGGCCCTGGTGCGCAGAACGCATTTAGATTAATGGCAGACCAAACATTTTCATCAGACGCAGTATTACAATTATTAAATTCAAACAGGTGTGTAGTAATTAAAGATAGTGCTGGAAATGTATGTGTGCAATTAGGTACAATCAATGACCACAGTAACGGATTAGGAAGCTATTTTGCATATCCATTACATTTTGGGACTTATAATGGTCCTCAAATTAAAGGAGGTTCTGGTTCTCCAGAAGGCGTAGTAACAGCAGAACAAGGTTCTATATTTTTACGCAAAGATGGTGCTGGTAATACATCAATTTATATAAAAGAATCTGGTGGTATTAGTAATACTGGTTGGGTACCAAAATAATATTAATGAAAGGAGGAAGTAAGATGGCAAGTATAGAAGTAAATAAGTCGTTTCAGTTTGGAGCAATAGTTGTTAATGCTTGGAAAAATGAAGAAAGTGGTAAGCATTATATAAAAGCTATTGCGACAGATACTGAAGAAGACTCTCACGGAGAGAGAATTTCTGAAAATGGTATTATCGGTATGGCAAAATGCGTCAATAGCAAATCACCTCACATAGTAGGACTTCTTCCAAATCATTGGAATGCCTTTGAAATAGGTATTTGTGAAAATGCATCTGTTATTGATAGTCCGGAAATACATGGAGCTAAAGCTCTTGAAGTTGAGATTGAACTCAATATGGACTATCCAGAATCAAGGTCTCTTTATATGGAGTGTAATGAAAAGAAAAGTAAAAAACAATTGTCGATTGGAGGTTACTTAAATCCAGAAAATGAGACTCCATATTATTGGGAGCCAAAAGTTTATGTAGACGGAGGCGGCAATGTAGTTCAGGATTGGACATTAGTTCTTGATGATGTTATTCTTGAACATATAGCAGTAACAAGACAAAATAAAGCTGCTAATGGAAGAACAGGATTCGTTGGTACCATTGCAAAATCTCTTGGCATTGAAAAACCTGAAATACCAAAAAACAATGCAAAAGGAGGTTTAGTAATGGCCAAAAATCAGGAAAATAAAAAGTTCTGGGAAGTAAAGAATGTTGCTGAGAAAAAGGGAGAACTTCTAATTTATGGCGACATAGTCAACTACAGATGGTATGAGGAAGATGTATCAGCTAATAGTTTGATTAAAGATTTAAAAGCTCTTGGCGACATCACTCAGCTCGATATTAGGATTAATTCTGGTGGAGGTAGTGTCTTTGCTGCTGCAGCTATTGTAAGTTATCTTAAGAGTCATAAAGCTTATAAGAATGTCTATATCGATGGTCTTGCGGCTTCTGCAGCTTCTGTTATTGCAATGGCCGGTGATACTATTTATATGCCATCGCATGCTATGATGATGATTCATAACCCATCTACAATAGCATGGGGGGATTCAAGAGAAATGAGAAAGACAGCAGACGTTCTTGATAAAATCAGGGATTCCATTGTTAATGCATATCAAGTCAAATCTAAAAAAGATACACAGGTTATAGTTGATTTTATGGATGCAGAGACATGGTGGACTGGAAAGGAAGCAGTAGAACAGGGGTTTGCAGATGTGGTTCTTGATAATGTAGAAATAACCGCCTACTATAAAAATGATATTTTAAATGTAAACGGTATAAACTTCGATACTTCAAAGTTTATTAACAAATCAAGAATGGAAGATACCATCAATAAAGTGGTGTCTGTTGAAATTCTCAAAAATAAGGATGCAAAGGAGGGGATTATTCATATGTCTAATGGTAATAAGAAACAAGCTGATGGTTTGAAGGCGCATTTAACCAATGCTATCAATGCTTTCTTTGGCGAAAAGGCTGAAGACAATAGCCAGAAGATTGAAGACACAAGGAAAGCGGTTGAGAACGCTAAGAAATTAGTTAGTTCTTTAAATACTGCCGAATTGCCGGACGATCTAAAGGAGTTTGTCGATAAGCTAAATGCCGCTACAGTTACCGAACCTGCTGTTAAAGTAGAAGGTGAAGAAGCAGCTGTAGAAGAAAAAGTTGAAGAAAAGCCTGCTGACGACAAAGCAGAAAAACCTGCTGAAGCTGCAGTAGAAGAGCCTGCTGTTGAAGATAAAACACCGGCAGCAGAAGCACCAAAAGATACTATAGATGCAGAAGCATTGAAAAATGCTATAGTTGCAGATATTAAAGCATCGCTTAGTGCTGACAACAAAAAAGCTTTTGAAGAGATTGCAAAATCTCTAGGCACCGTAATTGGCGATGTGATAAAAACTCAAGTTCAGCCATTAAACGAAAAGATTGCATCAATCGAAAAGGCTGCTGGAGTAAGTAAAAGCATTGAAGGGCAGGAAAAACCAAAGGCTACAAACAAATCTACAGCTGCTGCTGAAACTGATAAAGAATCAGGAGACTTGTGGACTGGTTTCATAACCGATGCACTTCCAAAAGAATTTTATAATAAAAAATATAATGAAACGGAGGAATAATAACAATGGCTAAAGAAGTAAACAGTCAGGAAGAAATCCTAAAAACCATTGAGACTTCTGACTTTGCTAATGGTGGTTTGCTTGACCCTAAGCGTCAGAAGCAGTTTTTAACCTATGTAAGGGATTACGGCAAAATGATGCCGATGGTAAGATTTGAAAGACTTTCTCAATCACAGATGACTCTTGATAAGTTATATATCGGAGAACCTGTTACTGAGTCTGTAGAAGAAAACACAAACACTGCAAATCTTGCAAAGGTGGCTACTGGCCAGGTTCACTTACAGACAAAGAAATTGAAATCAAGCTGGAACATCACTACTGAAACTTTGACTGAGAACATTGAGCAGAAAGGTTTCGAAACAACAATGATGCAGGGTATGACAAAGAGGATCGCAACAGATATCGAATTACTTGCAATCCAGGGTGACAGAACTGCTTATAACGGAGCAACCGACGTATTCGGAAGATTGTTAAAAAGAGCAAACGGTTGGGATAAACTCACAGAGTCAGCTCATATCCTTGATGTTGGCGGCGCTACCATTCAGAAGGGAATCTTCGCAGAAATGGTAAGGATGATGCCTCAGCAGTACTTGCAGGACCCTGACCTTAGATGGTTTGTTTCCAAATCAGTTGCAATTGACTGGATGGATTTACTGTCTGATAGAGGAACAGCAGTTGGTGACAATGCATTGAATGGCAATAGCGTATCTCCTTACGGTATTCCTTTGACAGAAGTTCCTTTGCTTCCTGACAATAAGTCAGTAACTTCCTATGCAGGAAAAGCTGCTATCGTTGTTGGAACGCAACCCGATCCTTTTGAAATTGTAACCGGAACAAATGACAAGTTGATAATCGTTATTGATGGCGGTTCACCTGTTACTGTTACCCTTCCTGCTGGAACTCATAGAGTTGGAGCAATTGCTGCAGTAATCAATGCAACTTCTGGCCTTGCTGGAATAGCTGCTGATGATACTCATGGTCGCTTGGCTCTTAAGTCCAGAACTACAGGTTCTACTTCCTCAATCACTCTTTCTGCAGTAGCAAACGACGCTTACGATGAACTTGGTTTATCTGAAGCAACAGTTACTGGAACAAACAGTGGAGCTTTGACTACAACCAAAGACGGTTCATTCATCTGGTTGGCAAATCCAAAGAACTTCATTGCTGCAATGAGAGGCACTACAAGAATCTACACTGAGTTTAATAAAGATTATGACCGTGTTGAAACAGTTATCTACAACGAAGTTGACTTCTCAGTAGAAAACGACGATGCGATCGTAAAAGCTATCAACCTCAGAAAAAGAGAATTGATATAAGTTAAACAATAGGCTGACACAAAGCCATTAGTCTTAAGTGGCTAATGGCTTTTTTATTATTACCAAAAATTTGAAACGGAGGGAATAAAATCATGGCAAAAGTGAAAAAGTTTATAGGCAAAGGCCTATCAAACATGGAAGCCCTTGAAGGTATTCTTGTGGATATCGCTAAGGACCTTAAAGCTGTTAAAGACGCATTTGATGCACATATTCATGTAATTACCGCAGCTATCAAAGCTACAGGCACTGTAAAGGTAGCTACAAATGCGCAAGCAAACGATACTGCAACTGTAGCAGGAGTAGTATATAAGTTTGTCGTTGCACCGGCAGCTGCAAATGATGTTAAGATTGGCGCTGATGTTAATGCATCTGCTTTAAATCTTAAGAAAGCAATTAATCTTGAGGCAAAGACAGATGAATATGGTACTGGAACAGTAATACATCCAACAGTATCAGCAACAGTTGCTACAGACACCGTTACAGTAAGCGCAAAAACGGCTGGAGTAGCAGGTAATGCACTTGGTTTGGCAGTAAGTAATGCAAGACTTGAAGTTTCTGCAGCTAATTTAGCTTCTGGAGCTGATGGTGTAGTAGTAGCTGCTGTAACTACTGCAGAAAAATTTGATGTTCTTACAGTAGAAGATAACTAATAGAAAGGAGGCGTTAGTGTGGCTTATTTTGATTTAATAAGTGCCCATAGTTATAAGATGTCAGGATTTTCTGGCACAAGATATTGTTTTTACAAAGGCAAACCTGTTGAAATTGATGCAAGTGATGCTGAAAAATTCAGAATGCACAAAGATATATTCTTTGAATGTGATGAGAATGGACAAGCGCTTACTGCAGCAAGCAACCCAGGTGGTGCTAAAACGTTTGTTACATTTCGACCAAACATTGCGAACAGGGATGTTAAAATCGAAGAGGATAACAAGCAAGCAATGGAGCAAAGGAAGGCTGGCGTAGACGTAAATGAACTTCTTAAAGAAGTAAATAAAGATGCCAGCGATAAGAAGCCTGATGTTGGAGACGGCAAGGCTAAGAAAGAAAAGAAAGTTAAAGTTGCGAAGAATCCTTTGGAATGTGAACTTTGTGGCTATATTGCAAAGGATACTGAAGACTTAAGGTTACATCTTGATAAACATAGTGAAGAGGATTGATGATTATGACTATGCTCGCCTATTCGACAATTAAATCTGTAAGAGATAGTGGTATAACAGAGGCTAAAATGGCCGATGGCGAGGTTTCTAGACTGATATTACAATACTCCAGGATGATAACTAAGCTTATAAAAATCTGGTTTGTTCCAGTTAGCTTAAAAGAAAGGTTTAATGGAGGAGGCAAGTTAATTAAAACTAATTTGCCTCCTGTTATTAAATTATTGGCCGTTAATATTGTAAATCAGGACCATTCTAGAACTTCTCTAGATTCACTCGAATACGAGGCCATAGGTAAATTAATTAGGTTCAATAACACAACAATAGACGGGGTTAGAAATGTTGAACTTGATGGAATATTCGGAGAAGTTGAAAATAAAAAGGAAGTATCTGTAACTATTACGACAGATATACTTGAAGATTCTGAATATTTTGATGTTTTAGATGCATCCGAACTTGAATATAAAGACGTTTTTATTTTTGATAATACAGTTTTAATTGCAAATTCAATAGATTATGAAAACAATCGTATTACTATAGATAAACAATTAAACATAAAGCCAATTCCAAGCGGTTCTACTACAACTTGTTTTGGTTGTATACCTTTAGATATTGAAAGAGCAGTTAATCTTATGATTAAACACAATAAGACGCTGACTAATCAGGTTGGTGGCAGAATAAAATCAGAAAAAACTGATGACTATTCGTATGAACTGTTTCAAAGTGGTTTATACAGTACAGGAGTGCCTGAGGTCGATAGGATTCTTCAGACATACTTAGAAGATGATATTCAACTATTTTATCTGTAGAGGTGATTAAATGCCAATAAGAATGAATAAAAATGATATTACAGTTTTGATTCTCATAACAGATAAAAATGCTGATGCATTTCCAGATAAAGAGCCTACTGAGTATGATGATGTATTTAGACAGTCCGAAGGTGGTAAGAAGAGTTATAGTGACCCAATAGTTTTTTCAGAAGTTGCCCAATTTAAGAATAAAAAATTTCAAAGATGGGGATATAAGGATGAAAGCAATGTTGGGTCAGAAACAGATGCAAGAATCGTAATAGATGTTGATGACTTTGATGAAATAACTGCCAGTATAGGCTGTGAACTTAAAAAAGGCGATATCATTACATCTATCGCCGGTAATACTGCAAGACTCATAATTGACGAAGTAAGACCTACTGGATTCTTAAATGGTAGAAATACTTTATACTTCTTAATGCTTAAAGACCATAATGTTCCTATGGGTGGTGTTGTATAATGGCTGGAGTTTATGCTCAATTTACTGGTCAATGGCCAGAATTTAGGGTGATTATTAATAGTATGACACCGCGCATAAGAATTGCTATTAAAGCAGCAGCAAGAAAGAATGCAAAGTTAATATTAAGGGAAGTTAAAAAAGGTATAAGAAGTCAAGCTCCAGGAGACAGAGCATTCCCTCCTTTACATCAAGTTACAATAATGGAAAAAATGGAAATAAGAGGAGTAGGTGGAGTAAAAGCTAAACAGGCGCTGATAAGGCATAGAGATTTAATCAATGCTTTAACTTATGAAGTAGAAGAAAATGGTTCTTTTAAAGTTGGTTTTCCAGAAGGTGCAACAAATAGGTATGGAATAAACATAAATATGATTGCTGCAGGGATGGAAAAAGGTTTTACAATAAATGTTACTCCAAAGTTAAGAGACTATTTTGCAGCAAACGGTAGGCCGTTAAAATCATCAACTACTCATTTGGACATACCTGCAAGACCATTTTTTGAACCAGTATATAAGAAATTTAGAGATGAAATTGTTTTGAATTATGTAATAGCACTAGATGCAGTGTTTAGGGCTAATCCAAATCTTGGTGCTATTATTGGTACGGAAGGAGATGGTGGGGATGAGTAAAATATTAGTTAATGCAGTAAAAGAAATTGCTAAACTGCTTAAAGAAGATGTTTGTAAAAACGTCTCTTTCCATCCACAGTCAGATTTTGTTGAAATATCAAGTAGTAGAGAATATAAGTTTCCTGCAATCTTAATGCGAGGTCCAAGCATTAAAGAGGATTTAATATTTAGGTCAGAAGGTGGTTCTGTAGTCAAAGACTTAATTACTGGAGCGTATACAAAAACTCCAATGCCAGTAGTAAGTGATGTTTATTTTAGCATACTATTGTTAACAGAAGGCGATATAGAAGGGCTTGAAGCAATATCGAATATTATATCGTTTTTTGCAAAAACTACTCAAATAGAAGTTGCTGAGAGCGATACTGCACCTAAAAAGATATATAATGTTGTACTGATGGACCCAATTACCGAATCTACTACTGCAAATATTTCTGATATTACAAGATACGAAGGCAAGTTCTGTATCGAAGGTATAGAATTCTCGTCTGGTGATAATACTATAGGCAAGATTGCAATAGAAGTTAATCCTAACGTTAACCAATATTAAATATAGATGGGAGGTTATTAACTATGTATGAGATTAAAAACCCTAATAATTTTCCTTTAACAATTAATTTAAAGGGAGATGCGTCAATACATCTTGGTCCTTTTGAGCAAAACAAAGAGATTAAAGAAGAGGACTTTGGTGCACCGGACCTTCAAACAAAAATTAAAAGGAAATTGGTTACAGTTACTTCTAGACCAGTTGTTAAGGAAGAAGTGAAAGAAGAAATAAAACAACATTCTTCGAGTCCTGTACCAAACAAAAAAATAAAGAAAGAGGAGGGAATAGCAGATGGCACATAAAACGCCTAACGTTTACATTAACGAAGGCTCTGGTGGTTCTAAGCCTATAGAAGGCGCTTCAACTGGAATAGCCGCTTTTGTCGGTTGTGCTGAAAAAGGACCTGTAGGCGAAGCAGTCTTGGTAACAGGATTTGCAGAGTTTATAGAAAAATTTGGCAGTTACATCTCAACAGGTTGGCTTGCATACGCAGTTGAAAACTTCTTTATAGAAGCTGGCGGCGGAGCAAAATGTTATGTTGTAAGAACTGTGCATTATACAGATATAACTGATGCATCTACAAACACAAATGTAGTAGCTTCAGTAACTCTTGTAGATGCAACACCAACAACGCCTTTAGATTCATTAAAGGCAGAATCAGTAATTGAAGAAAACAGTGACTTAAAGGTTACTATTGCAAACGCAACTTCCGGCGCTACCAAATTCAAGGTAGAAATATACAAAGGAAGCGGTTCTACTGCAATTGCAACTTTGGATGAGCAAGATATTGACACTATCGACGGAGTGACTCTTGGTGGAGTTAAATTCACTAAGCTAGGTGCAAACAGACCAGTCAATATTTCAAAAGCAGCTTTAACAGGCGGTTCTACTGGACTTGCAAGTATATCTGATAATGATTATATCGGAAGCGCTGCAAGTAACACTGGACTTTATGCTCTTGATTTTGTTGATGAAAACATGAATATCTCAATCCCTGGTGTTACAACAAGGACTTCATTGCTCGGTGGAGCAGCTTATGCAGCAAACAGAAAATGTTTCTTCATAGGAGATATGCCTATTTCTCTTGACTATTCAGAAGCAAAAGATTTTAAACTTGCTACTGGTGAATATGAAGGAGAAGCAGCATTAGATAATGCTTTCTTGGCAGTTTATTATCCTTGGTATTACATTAAGGACCCTGTAAGTGGTGGTAAGAAATTAATGGCCCCTTCAGCTGCTCTGTCTGGCATATATGCAAGGGTTGCCGGAACTAGAGGTGTCCATAAGGCACCTGCAGGTACAGAAGATGGTAAGTTAAGGTCTGCAATTGGTATTGAAAGAGTAATCAACGATACTCAACAGACTGAACTTAATCCAAATGGAATAAATGTTGTCAGATCGTTTTCAGATGCTGGCATAGTTGCATGGGGAGCAAGGACTACATCATCTGACCCGTTATGGAAGTACATCAATAACAGACTCCACTTTAATTTCATAGGTTCTTCATTGAAGAAAGGAACTAAATGGGCTGTTTTTGAACCAAATGATTCAATCCTTTGGGGAGCTTTAAAATTGGCAGCTAATTCTTTCCTTAATAAGGAATATAAGAAGGGTGCTTTCAATGATGGAGGAAGTGGAAAACCTGAGTTGGCATATTATGTAGTTTGCGATAGTGGCAACAACACATTAGCAACAATCGATGCTAGTGAAGTACATCTAGATATCGGCGTAGCTGAATCTAAGCCTGGTGAGTTTATTGAAATAGGAATTAATCAATGGGATGGCGGAGCATCAGTCTCAGAGGGTTAAAATTTGTTGAAGAGGAGGTAAACCAAAATGGCAGCTGAAGCTTATAAGACTAATTATTACGACAAATATACATTTCTTGTCGTTATTGGCGGTTTCGTTAGAGCCGGCTTTTCAAAAGCTGATGGACTTGAAGAAAGTGCTGAAACAATTGAATATAACGAAGGTGGTCATCTAAGACCGCATAAAAGCCCAGGTAAAATCAAATCAAAAGATTTAACTCTTGAACGCGGAGAGACAGATGCTTTTGATATGTTTGACTGGTGGAAGAAAGTTGCAGATAGAGCAGCAGATTCTGGTGGAGTAGTTGATACTGACTACAAAAAAGATATCCAGATAATTCAGATCGATCGCGGTGGTACTACAAGGAAAACTTGGAACGTCTATGGATGTTGGCCAAATTCCTTTGGAGTAGATGACTGGGATGGCGGTTCTTCAGAGAAACACGTTGAAAAGCTTGTTCTTGTTAACGACGGAATTGAACCTATTGCAGGAACATCTAAGACGTAAGAAATTGAGCATGCCTATCGCTTAGTTTAAAATTTCAAATTTAAAAGTTCAATGCCTTCATAATAAAATATGAAGGCATTTTGCTTTGTAGTAAAATAAAATAAATGGAGGCGTATTTATGTCAGATTTAGAAAAGAAAAATGATAACATTGACGGTGAAAGCAATGTTATACCAATGGAAAAGAAGCCTGAAGAAAAGAAATTAACTTCAGAAGTTGTACCTCTACCATCAGGTCATTGGGTTGAATTAAGAGGTATGAAGACACAGGAAATGGACATCTTAGCAAACAAAAAGGCTATGAGAGATGGAGAAGGTATTAACGACATTGCAAAAAATTGTATTATGTCGGCATCTGAAGGATTTAATTATGATACTGCACTTCAGGGTGACAGATATGTAATTACAATCAATATCAGAAGAATCACATACAAAGGACCGTATTCATTTGAAGTAGAATGCCCAATTTGCGGAGACAAACATGAATATAATGTTAAGCTTCAGGATTTGGAAATTACTCTTCTTAATGGAAGACAAACAAGAGATATAGAGTTTACTTTTCCAGTATGCGGTAAGAAAATCAAATATCACATCCCTACCGGTGCTGATGAAGCTGAACTTATGAAAGTAAGAAAGCAATATCCTGACAATATAGTTACACTGTCATTAATGATTGACACTGACTGGGTTGAAGGAATGCCATTTAAAGACCTTGAATTCTTCAAGAATCTTGATGCTGAAGATGTTTTGGCATATCAGGAAGACCTTGATGAACATAATTGCGGTGTAGAAACTACACTCAATCTGAAATGTCCTGTTGAAAAGGAAGAGTTTGAAACTGAACTTCCTATTACAAAGGATTTTTTCTTACCCAAAAAAGCAAAGAAGCGCTAAGAGAAGAAATCTTCACACTTGCTTATGGAGGGTTGGTAACAATCAATTACAAAGATGTCATGGAGTGGAGTGAAGAAGAGCGAACATGGTATCTTGAAAGACTAATTGACGAAAAAGAAAAAGAGAAATCTGCTATGAATAAGAAACCATAAAGGGAATGGGGTGAAATGATTGGGCTTAAATACACTAGGACTTGGAATAATTCTATCATTAAGAGATGGAGCTTCAATTCCTGCAGCCCGTGCTGCTACATCGCTCGGACAACTTGATAGAGCCGCGCAGAGATTTTCGACAAGTTTTAATTCTGCAATGGCTACTGCCTTTGAAGGCATGAATATGGTTGCCGCAGGCACATTGATAGCAGCAGCCCCTATTGCATTCGTAAAGTCAACGCTTAAAACTCAAAAGGCGTTGGCTTACGTTGCTTCTTCAGGAGTTAAAGACTTAAACAGAATGAAAGAAGCTGCTGAAGATTTTACAAACACTTGGGCTGGCACTACGCAAGAGTCATTTTTAAATAGTTTATATGAAATAAAATCTGGTTTGTATACATTGACTGACGAAATGGTCGCTAAAATGACAACTACTACAGGCGTCTTGGCAAAAGCTACAAAATCAACTGTAGATGAAATGCAATCTTTATTACCAATCATGTGGGGTATATTAAGACCAGCAAGAGGGGGTATTACAGATGAAGCATTTATGAATGAATTAGCCGGCGGTCTAGCATATTCTGTTAAGATATACAGAGCAACCGGTAAATATATGGGCGATGCGTTCTCACAAGCGACTTCTATTGCAACTCAGCAAGGTATTTCAATGGAAGAACAGTTTGCAGTATTAGGTCAGTTACAACAAACAATGACTGGTTCTGAAGCTGGTACTAAAATGAGAGCCTTAGCTGTAAACGTACCGAGAGGTGTTGAACTTGCTAAAAAACATGACATCGATATTCAATTGACAGATACCAAAGGTATGATTCTACCTTTGATTGATATAATTAGCAATGTAAGAAGCAAATATGGTGAAAGATTAAATGCCGATGCAATGGAAGAAGTAAGAAAAGTATTTGGTTCTAGAGAAGCAACCTCAACAATCATTAACTTACTTCCATACGTTGACAAAATGAGACAGGACTCTGCAGATATTAGAAAAGCAATGTCAGAAGGTATGCCTGTAGCTATGGAAATGGCAAAGACTGCTGCAGACCAAATGGGAGATTCTTGGGAGGTATTTGCACAGAGAATAAATAACTTAAAACAATCCATCGGAGAAGCTATAATACCATTCTTTATGCCTATTTTAAATTTCGTAGGAAACATTGTTATAGGCCTTCAAAAGTTGGCTAAACAGTATCCTGGATTCATTAGACTTATAACTGCATTTGCATCCTTAATATCAATAATGTTAATAACTGTTGGAGCTGTATATATTCTTTCAGCTGCATTCCAGATAATAAATGCTGCAATGTTATTAATGAAATCAAGAGTTGCATTGTTAAGGGCAGAGTTTATGAAGTTTATGATAACGATGTGGCCATTGCTATTAATGGCTGGTCTGTTTTATATAGCTTTTAAAACGAACTTTATGGGTGTTGCTGATATATTTAATAATACACTTAAGTCAATACAGAAGTTCTTTAATAATGTAAAAATGGTATTTGATGGATTAAAAGAACTGATTAGTACATTCGCAGATGATAAAGGTATGATATCAGAAGAAATGAGACAGAAACTTGTAGATGCTGGTTTGTGGGATATAACAAAGAAAGTATTTATGATATACACAAGACTTAGATATCTATGGGATGGTATGAAAGAAGGATTTAAAGACTTTTGGACTACTCTTGTTGCTATATTAAAACCTATAAAAGAGGCATTAGTAGAATATGTATTAAAACCTCTTGCAGGTTTGTTGGCTAAATTTGGAATTGTATTACCGGTATTGGATAAACTTATTGCACCAAATCAAGAAAATGCAAATACTTGGAAAGAAGTTGGTTATTGGATTGGAGTGGTTGCAGGAGCCCTAATGACTTTAGCACTTGCTGCTAAAATAATAGGACCTTTAATTTCTATAGGTAAGTTTATATTCAGTATTGTAAAGAATATTGCTAGACTTGTAAGAGGAGTTATGACATTCGGTAAAATCTTAATACAAGTTGGTAGATTTATTTGGATGGCGTTTATGTGGGTAGCTGGTGTAGTAGCTGCTATCTTAGGTATTCCTGTATGGTTAGCGGCTGTTATAATAGCAGCTATAGTTATAATAATCGTTTTGATAGTAGTATTTAGAAAACAAATATGGGGATTCTTGGTATGGTTGTGGGGAGCTATCGTTGATATATTCTGGACATGTATAGATGCAATCGTTGGTTTCTTCAAATGGTTATGGAGTGCTATCGTAACAGGTTGGAACGCAATGATTGGATTCTTTGTATGGTTAGGACAAACTATAGGCGCTGGTTTTATGTGGTTAGTAGACCAAGTAGTAGGATTCTTCGTATTCCTGTGGGATTGCATAAAGGCTGGAGCAAATGCTTTCTGGAACTTCTTAAAATGGTTAGGACAGCAGATTGCTGCTGGATTTAAATGGGTAGTAGACAAGATATTTGGATTCTTTACATGGGTATGGGATGGCATTAAAGCAGGTGCATCATTATTCTGGGATGGTTTAAAAGCACTTGGTTCTGGAGCTTTCGATGGTATTAAGACTATATGGAATGGATTAACTAAAGTATTTAGTACTATATGGGATACGATTAAATCTGTTGCATCTGGCTTCTTTGATTGGATTGCTGGAAAATTCAAATGGATTACTGATAAAATAGATACAGTCAAAGGTGTTTTTAGTACTGTTGGAGATACTGCTGGCGGAGTAGTAGATTGGGTTGGTAGCAAAATGCCTTGGAATGCTAAGGGCGGTATATATGGTGGCCCTTCAATCATAGGTGTTGGAGAAGTACCAGGAGTACAAGAAGCAGCAATCCCATTATCCGGACAACACATGATGCCATTTGCAAGGGCCATTGCGGATGTTATGCCTGAACCTGTATTAGATGGGCCAAAAACAGGCGTCAGTGGTAGCACAATCAACACAGTAATAAATAACAATTATAACACACAAAATATTGACCAGACAGAGTCTAACAGAGGTTCGGGCTCAGGTTCTTCTGAACCTAGAAAAGTTATTATTGAAGTACCAGTAAAGATTAATAATAGAGAAATAGCAAGAGCGACAGCAGAATATTTAGATGAACAGAAAAGAAGGTGATTAAATGAGTGTTCATGAAAGAGTTTTTAAAGGTGCTATAATTGATATGAATACAGCAGAGATTAAGAAATATCAATACAATCCAGAAGGTTTTTCTGTAAGCAAGTCTATGAATTATGCAGCAATAACTATTCCGGGACTTGATAGGCCAATTTATCAATTCGTTTCTGGTGGTGAAGACGTAATTGATTTAAAATTATTTCTAAACGCGCTTAATCACCCTAGAGGTGGTCAAGGCATATTGTCAGAATATACTTGGTTTAAAGACAGAACGCAAGTAACAAGGTCTGGCAATATGCTTAAAGTACCACCGCCAAAAGTATTATGGGTATGGCCGAATATAGGTTCTGCAAAATGTATTATGTCGTCATGCAATATTGAATGGACTGCATTTTTTAAAGATGGTTTTCCAAAACTTGGAGAAATGACTATAGAATTGAAAAAATCTTATTAGGAGGTGAATAATAATGTCAGTATTAGTTGGTTCTAGATACGAAGGCGCAAGAGTATATAGTGAAGACAATAAGTATTATATAGGTTCAAGGACTATTCTTGAATATAAAGAATATTCTGATAATATTATTCATACCACTATAGAAAACGAAAGACTTGACCAAATAGCATATAGATATTGGAAAAATGTAAATTGGTGGTATATAATTTGTGATTGGAATAATATATTCAATCCTACTGAACCGTTAGAAGCAAATAGAATACTTATTTTACCTAGTTATAATAGGATTATTGGAGGCGAGTTATAATGATACCACAAGCTTATGACCCGTTCTTTATGTTAAAGATAGATGGAAAAGTGATAAATCCAAACCTATCAACTAAAATTACAAAATTTGAATTTGAAGAAGTAGATGAAAAAGAAGATATGTTGACTGTAATGGTTGATAATCAAACTTTAGAATTTACTGACGACCCAGCATTGGATATAGGTGGAGTATTATCGTTCCAGTTTGGTTATTTGCATAGAAGAAGCGCAATGAAACAAGCAAGAATCAAGGATTTGGAAGGTTTTACTGAAATTAAAGTACAGGCTTATCAAATCAATTCTGGTGTAATACCGCCTCCAAAACCAGATATTACACCAGCGCCTGCAAAGGTTAAGTCTACATCTTCAGTACCAAAAAAATATACAGTAGCAAAAGGTGACAGTTTATCTGCTATAGCAAAAAGATTCGGTCTTAGCAGCTGGAATGTTTTATATAATGCAAATAAAAGTGTAATAGGTAAGAATCCAAACCTTATATTCCCTGGTCAATCGTTAATAATTCCAGGAAAAAAGGAGACTGTTACAGCTGACAAAGACCAAGATGCAAAGTCAGTAAAAGTATCAAAACCTAATGACAGTTCTAATCCATTAGGTATTAAAACAAGAGTTTGGGCAAAAATGACATATTCTCAAATAGCAACAAGTATAGCAGAAGAAATGGGATTAGATGCAGATGTTGAAACTACAAAAACAAAATATGACCACATACCTCAGACAAACGAAGATAATATAAATTTCTTAAGAAGATTAGGTAAGTATATAGGGTTTAAAATAAACATATATGGTAGTAAATTAGTCTTTAGACATGCAGACTTTGCATCACGTTCTCAAAGAACTTTAGTTTATTATGTAGATGGGGCTGGCGAAGTTGAAAAGTTTAGTCCAAAAATAAAAACAAAAGATAAATCGTCTTCATCTTCTACTGATACTACAGACCCTACAAATAAAGGTACTGAGAGTAAATCATCATCAAAAACAGATACGACAAAACTTGGTAAATATTCTTACGCAGTAGATGGTATAACTGGAAAAGAGACTAAGATTTTGACTCCAATAAAAGGAGCTTCTAATGATAAAGTTTCTAATACAAATGATGATGTCACCGGTGCTGATATGGAGGATGGAGAGCAAAAATGGATTGAAGCAGATATAGATTGTATAGGTATTCCAGAAGTAAGAGCTGGTGGTATCATAACTATATTAGGCGTTGGTAAGAAATGGTCTGGAAACTGGTATGTAAAAATAGTAAGACATATAATTGATAACGGCGGATATAGGACTACATTTGAATGTACAAGAAATGCTGCTGGAGCTCCTGCCAAAATATCAGAAGAAAATACAGGTAAAGTTAATGATAAGCCTGGTGATAGTAAAAAATCTGGAAAGGTTGTCATTGTTGATGGTATAACAGGAAAAGAAACAATAGGTGAAATGCCATAACCTATGCAACTAGAACCCTTATAGAATCACCAAACACAGGTACCCCTTATGTTTATATGTACCTATTTTAAGGCAAATCTAATGTCATTCTAATTGGAGATGATGATATGAATATTGAAGAAGTATTTCAAGGTAAATTTGAAAAAGATAATAAAGATAAATATTTTGGTAAATTCCGTGCTGTCGTTAAAGTAACTGACGATCCAGAAAAGCTTGGAAGAATAAAAGTTAAATGTCCAGATATTTATGGAAAATCAATGTCTCCATGGGCTTGGCCATGTCTGCCTTATGGCGGAGTGAATGATAACGGTATGTTTTTTATACCAGAAAAGGAATCAGGTGTTTGGATTGAGTTTGAACAAGGCTGCCCTACTAATCCAATATGGACTGGTTTCTGGTGGACTAAACCAAATGGCACTAATGAGGTGCCAACAGAAGCAACTGATAAATATAAAGACGTTAAGATAATAAAGACAAAAGCTGGACATACAATTGAGTTTTGTGACAAAGATGGCACAGAATATGTAAAAATAACAAATGGAGTAAACGGTTCTTATGCTGTTTTAGGTGAGATTGTTGAAATATATGAAGGTAATTCTGGTTCTATTATAAAACTTGATAATCCTATTGAGATAACAAATGGAGCAACTGGTTCTTTTATAAAAATTGGTCAAAATATTATAATGCATGCCGAAGGTAACGTTATTATAGAAGTACCAAATGGCCATGTAGACGTGAGGTGATAGTATGCCGCAAGTAGCTTTAATAGACAGTTCCATACAGGGTTCTACCACAGGAGAACATCATGGACATTATGATGCTTTTGGAAATCCAATACACGGGCCAGGGACATTAAGCGGAACTATTACCTCCGGTTCTGATAAATTAAGAGTTGATGGAGTATTTGTTGCTATAGAGGGTTCAAGTGTAGATGAAAGCGATAACTGTGGGTCAGGAAGCGGAGCATTAGGCAGTTCTCAGCATAAAATAAAAATAAATGGTATTTCTGTTCAATGTAATGGAGATGCGACTGTTCCACATAATGGTTCTGCAAATATATCTAGTGGTAGTGCAAAAATAATAACTGTTTAGGAGGTAATACGATGTCAAAATTAGGTATATCTTTTCCGTTAACTTCAGATTATAAAGGTTCTGTAGAATATACGCCTAGCATAGTAAGGTCTATAGAAGATTCGTTAAAACAAATTCTTTTAACTAATAGAGGCGAAAGACCTATGAATCCAAGCTTTGGTTGCGATTTAAGAAAGATTGTTTTTGAAGATGATTTAACGTTTATATCAGAACTCGCAAAACAATATATATTAGAATCAATTGAAGAATTTGAAAAAAGAATTATGCTTAAGAATGGTGCTAAAGACATCTATATAACAAAAATTGATGAAACAATAAATATAAGAATAATATATATGATTAAATACTCTAACTTGCCTTTGCAATCCATAAATATTCTATATAATGTTAATAAAAATGAATAAACAGTAAAGGAGGCTGAAAAATGGCTACAGATTATACCTCAAGAGATTTTGAAGCTTTAAAAAGAGATATGATAAATATGCTTGTCATAAAAGTTCCAGAGTTGACTAATAAAAGCGATTCTGAATTTGCAGTTGCAATGATTGAACTTTTTGCATATGTCGGTGATTTATTATCATATACGCTTGATAGGTATTCTAATGAAGTGTATTTACCAACAGCAATTCAAAAAGAAAATGTTGCAAAAATTTGTAGTATGCTTGGATATAAACTATATAACTATAATCCGTCAATAGTTGAATTAACATTTTCTATAAACTCACCGCAATCAAAACGCATCATTATTCCGGCTAAAACGGTTTGTATGACAGAAGGTATTAGCCCTGTTAAGTTTGAGACAGATGAGTTGGCAATAATAGAACCAGGTGAGACATCAGTTACCGTTAATGCTACTCAAGGAGAAACAAAAGAAGAAGTATTGGGATATAGTGATGGTTCAGCAAATCAAAGATTTGAGTTAACATATACTCAGGTTTTAGATGGTATAAAAATTTATGTTGAAGGCGATGACTACGAAGAAATAGACAATTTTATCAATAGTACAAAAGACAGTAAAAATTTCGTAGTAGAAAAGTTTGGAGATAAAAAAGTAAGAATAATATTTGGTAATGGAGTTAATGGTTATATTCCTGAAGAAAATTATGAAATATCTACATCATATAGAATTGGTGGCGGTATAATAGGTAATGTAAGTATGAGTTCAATAAATACTATAAAAGGCCAAATATATGATGAAGACAACAATATAGTAGAGTTGTTTGTTAATAATGAGGAAGATGCTTCTGGCGGGCTTGATGAAGAACCAATTGCTTCTGCTAAAATAAAAGCACCAGCTCAAATATATACTCTATGGAGAGCTGTTACTAGAGAAGATTTTATAAAACTAGCAACAACTTTACCGGATGTTCAGCAGGCAGTTGCAACGCTTGAAACAATTCTTGGAAGCACTAGAGTAAATCTATATATCAAATTACTTAATATCGATAATATACCTGAAATAAGGCTTGAGCAGCTCTATGAGTTCTTCCTTGAAAGGAAGTTAATAGGTGCAACAGTATTGATTCATCCGCCTGTATATAAACAGGCTACAATTAATATTAGTGCCGTTACATTTCCTAACTATTTTAATAGTGAAATAAGACAAAAAATTATCGATAATGTTAATGCAGATTATGCGCCAGGTAAACTCGGTTTTGGCCAAGAAATGCTTGACGGTGTTGTAGTTCAAAGTCTTATGGCTTGGAAAGAAATAAAAAATGCAGATGTACAAATAACAAACGGTTCTGCACTAGTAAATGAAATAGTTAGAATAGGAAACTTAAACGTGACTGTGACTGGAGGCAAATAATATGGAAGATTTTATGTATAATAGTTTGCCTGAAGTCTATAGGATTTTAGATGTAAATCAAAAACTCATTCTTAAAAGATTTTTATCAGTCATTCAAGAAGGAGGGTTTGAACCAGTCTTAGATTATATAGTTCAGTTTGCAGACTCAAATAATGTTGATGATTTAGATGAAGATGGTTTAAGATTACTAGGAAGAACTTTTGGTTATGAATATAACTATATCCTGCCTATTGAAAACCAAAGAAAGCTAATCAAAAATATTGTAGAAATATACAGAAGAAAAGGTACTACATCTTCAGTTATATATGCAGCAAAAGAGATAACAGGATTTGATACACAGATAACTCACTTGCATAGTAAAATGTTTAGAACTTGGTCTTCTGATAAACATTATGAAATACCAGGATATGAGCAACCAAAAACATATTCAGGTATAGGTAATACAAACGCATCATGTTTCCCTGGTACTAAGTTTTCAAAGACAAATGTTCTTATTAAATTAATACCATTGTTCGACATAGGCCTCCAATATGAGAGAAGTACTGCATTACAAGAAGTTTTAAAAATGCTTCTTCCAGTATATACAAAAACATTCTTATTACTATCTCATACTGAAAAAGATTTAGAGGACAAAACATGTGATTTCTTTGAGCATTTTACTTGGGACAATATTATATTCAGAGAAGATGGCGTTTTAACAAACATAAGTGACATAGAAAATATTTTAACAAAAATCAAAGAACAGGCTGAATCAAGAACATTAACAAAATTAGAATCATTTGTTGAAGCAATTAAGTTTGCTATTGACTCTGATACTAGAGTTAGAAATTTTCTACTTCATAGCGACGTTTTTAAACTTAAATCTGGAGATTTAGATGATTTTAATAAATCGTTTGACTATTCAGAGTCAATAAGTAAATTTTCAATTGTAGAAACTGAGCCAAAAACAATTTCAAAATCTGAAACAATAACACAAATTATCAAATTAATATTAGAAGATTATACTGTTGATAATTTAGTTTCAAGAACAGTTGAAGATTCATATCTTAATACAATACCAGAAGCTGTTGAAGAAGATATTGTTACGGAGTCATTGCATGATTGGCAGCAAAATACAGGAGAAGAAGAATTACCTTTCAGTCTTTTGTCAGCGGATATGGAATCAAGAACGAGAAGTACGGCTGAAGCCGATGTTGCGCTATTTAAGACATTACAGTTTTCAGAAGACGGATTAAAACAATCATATCTTCAATTTAGTTCAACTTCAGCAGATAGTTGTTATACTCAAGGAAAGATAAGCGGAGCTGGAGCCAAAACAATCGAAATGATTATAGCCCCTACAGATGCAAATGACGCTTGGGATAGGATTATACAAAGAGCAAATGATGACGGTTATGGTTTTAGTATTAGACAAGNTGGTACAAGATTTTATGGTCAATTCAGGGAGTTTAATGGCGGCGGTGGAGAATGTTTTAGTGTAAAAACAGACGTTGATTGCGACTTAACAGGTCAGACAGATTATCATATTATTTTAACATGGGACGGTTCAACAGCGCCTAAGATGTATGTTAATAAAATAGTACAGACGTTAAACGAATTCGATACAGCTGGTGGAGGCTCTGGAAACGGTTTATTTTTAGCAAGAATGGCAAATGAAGAATCTTATTTTTGGAACGGTAAGATAAAGCATTTAGCAATATGGAACAAACATATGACTCAAACAGACGTAAACAATAGAACAAATAGCCCTAAATTAGGAGGTAACGAAACAAATCTTCTTGGATATTGGCCATTTGATGAAAGGTCTGGTACTATAGTTAGAAATGTAGTAAATGCAAATACTAATGTTGTTCAAAATTCAGATTTTAAGAATGGATTAGACAGTTGGGTTACTGGGTGCCGGACAATTGCTGAAACGCCTGTATATGTAACTAATGGGCAAGGTGTCACTATAGACGAAAGTAAGTCTTATAGTTGCCCTAAATCGTGTAAGCTCATTGCAAATAGAACAACTCAATATTTTACACATATTAGGCAATTGCTGTTAATAAATCAAACAGAAAAAAGGAATCTAATAATAAAAGCAAGAGTTTCTGGTGAAAATTTAGGTGCAGACACTAATGCAGTTTTGGGAGGGTATTTTCACTATACAGACGGTTCTGGAGAATGGAATCCAACAGGTATGTTAACAACATTACAATGGAACGGTATCGGTACATTTGACTGGACAGAAAGAGAATTTTTATTCATTGCGCCTAAGCCTGTTGAATTTATATGGCTTGAACCAACTATTGAAAACACCGGTGGAGGCAATCCTGAAGCCATAATGTGGATTGATAATGTAGAAGTTATACAGAGAAGTGCTACAGATTTAGTAGCACAGGGAACATGGGTTATAGATAATACTATTAAAGAAGTTTCCCATTCTGATTACATTACAAGAAAAGTTGTATATCAGAATCATACAAATGGACCATCCGGTTCTAATTTTGGATTTGTTGGATTAACAGGAGTTACTGATAGAAATACTAACGATCTTGGTGGAGGAGCTTATACGCTGACATATCAGGTTAATAAATTTAGAGTATCAAATATAGATTACGTTGCTTTAACTATTAAGCGCGGTGTTGACGTATTAGCACAAAGTCAAGATATACCAGAAACGCAAGCTGGTGATTCATTTATACTAGTAGAACAAAATGATAGTGGTGTGGCAGGCACGGTTTCACAAGGTGCTTGGTCATGGGATAATGTAAATGGTACAATTAACTTTATCTTAGCATAAGGAGGATATGTAAATGATTAATGAAAACGTAGTTCTTGGCGGAAATATTATTGGCGAATTTAGAGATGTGATTCGCCACAAAGATGGGAGGGTAGAAGAAAGACCTTGGAATAGAAATTTGATTGTAAATGATATAATCAAAGTTATAGCATGCGCTTTAAAAGGCGACCAGGGGTTAAAGTATTGGGCAGTTGGGCAAGGATTAGTTGGCTGGGATGATGTTACACCGCCTGCACCGGCTGCAACAGACACGCAACTGGTAAGCGAAATAGCAAGAAAACAAATTCAGGCTGGAGATATACAGTACGTTGACGTCAACGGCGACCCTTCAACTCCAGTAACAAATAGAATTTTAATTTCTATTACTTTTGATTATGCAGATGCCATTGGAAGTTGGAGAGAATTTGCATTAGTAGGTGGTAACGCAACTGGAACAGCAAATTCTGGTGTTTTAATTAATCACAAGACGCATGGTCTTATAGTTAAAACAAATACAATTGCTGTTGAGCGTCAGATACGATTTACGTTTAACAATTAATCTAGAGTGGTTTATTTATTGGCCTATATAATTCCATTAACCAATACGGCTTGATAAATCTATCGGGGTTCTAGATGGCGATCGTTTTGCTTTAGACATAATTTTAATTTATAGGTAGGCAAAAAAATATATTCAATAGGGAGGTAGATACTATGAGCGGCAATAATGCCAATAATCAAAAAATGGAGGTAAAGGAAATGAAAGACTGTAAAAACGATCTTAAAAATGAGAGTTTTGCTAGACGATTTGTCGGCGAAGTTCGCGATGTCATTAAGCATAAAGATGGTAGAGTTGAAGTAAGAGAAGGATATAATGTAGTTGTAAATGATATCACTAAACTTATCGCGGCTTTATTAAAACAAGAAGCAGGATATGCTGGTGTTCAATACTGGGCAGTAGGTAACGGAAATGGCTCATGGGACGATGTCAATCCTCCGGCTCCTGCAGTTACAGATACACAGCTGACATCAGAAATTGGAAGAAAAGCAATACCAGGAACTGCAGTTAAATTCTTGGACGGTGCAGATGCTGAAACTCCTACAGTCACAAATAAGCTTCAAATAAAGCTTACGTTCAATTATGCTGACTGTAATGGTTCATGGAGAGAGTTTGGTATATTTGGCGGAAATGCAACTGCAACTGCAAACTCTGGAGTATTGGTAAATCACAAGACACATGGCCTTATAGTTAAAACAGATTCAATGGAAATTGAAAGAACTATTAAGTTTACATTTAACTAATTTGAATGGAGGGAATAGCAAATGCCTGATTTTTCACAACCTAATAAGTTTAATAAAGATGCGGCTGTTTCCTCCGTCAAATTTGGTGGTGACACTTTCGTTCTTGAAGTTGAGTTAAATGAAATGCAAGAAGTATGGAGAGAAAAACTCCGTAGTATTTTCAGAAACTATTTTGGTGATGGTATTTTTAATAATGGGACAATGACATATGATTCTGATAATATGATATTTGTAATTGACGATGAAGATGCATGTGTCGATGGAGAAGTTATTCATATATCTAATCTATCAATATCTGCCCAAGAAGGAGACAATATATATCTTGAAGTATGGGATAAGGAAGTCACATTCCAAGACACGCTTAAAAAATATGGAAATGAAAGCGAAATAGGAGTGACAAACCATCTTCTTGATGAAAGAGTTCTTGAAGAAACTTCAAGACGTATTGTTCTTTCATATACTATTACAAAAACGAATGGTGTTTCTGGAAGAAGATATATTCATTTAGCTACAATAATTGATAACGATATTGAAGTTGTTGCTACCGGCCTTGGCGGTATGGTACAGAGGTCAGGAGACTCAATGCAAGGAATACTTGTAGCAAAGTCAAATAATCAATACACTACAAAACAAGTTAGAAACGTTATACTATCACCAATCCCACCTACAGATTCTGATGGTGAAAATGGTGATATTTGGTTCCAATATGAATAGAACAGGAGGTGAAAGGCTTGCCTATCAATTTAATTAAAAATTCTGATTTATTACAGAGTACTAATGGTCAAGAAGTTATAATGGACAGTGAAGCTAACATGAGACTATTTGACCTTGGCATGGGCGTAGCCCCTGACTATTTCTATTATCTAGGAGGGCCAGACTATCCAAACTGGCCTAATGGAGTTCCAGATAACTTCAGATTTTCTGGTGGACAATGGTCAGATCGCTCTGTTGATAGTGACCCATTAATCAGTAAAAGTATTCTTTTAGATATGGCTGATTGGAAAGTCAATGACCCTGGTGGCGTTCATGGCTTTGGTGGAGGTTCGCATGGTTTAACACAAGTAGTTCCAATATTCCAAACTGAAATAAAACCAATAAGGTTCTCATGTTATTGTGCTGGAGAGGACTTAGATGGTTCTCCAAAGGTTCTATTTGACGTTATTGGGTTTAACAATGGAGAAAGTAATGGGGCCAATATAATGTTTAATACTGGAACATTTGATTTTCGCCAACAGAAAAGATTGGCTAACTTCCCATTTCCGGTAAAATATGCGTTTTGTCACTTTTATATGTCTGGTTTTAATACTGGTAAAGCATGGTTTGCAAAACCGTTTGCAGAAGAGCTTGATGTTATACAGATTAAACCAAATAAAGACAATAGAGCAATGAATTATAATTTTCAATTAACATCTGACTATGTTGATACTGTTGGATGGGAAGCTGAAAATTGTGATAGAGTTGAAGAAGCCACGCCTCTAGGAAACTCAATGCTACTTATGCATCAAAATGGAAGAATTGAACAAGATGCAATGGTTGTTGACATTGGGTTTAATAGAGAATGGGTAAGCTTTTATGCAAAGAGCAATGGTACTACAAGAGTAAGACTGACTGCGATTGGTAGAGGTAGACATAGGAATAAAGTTCATGAAAAATCTGAAGAGTTTGATATAACTTCAACATGGACAAATAAACATTTAACATTAATATGTACACCTTCTATTGAAAAGATAGATGTTAAATTGGAATATGTATCTGGAGATGATATTCAAGTTGCTGGAATAATTGTATCTGATGAAGATTTCCCTGCAATTCATACTATAAACCATCAGACAATTCATAAACAAACAACTGCAATAACATTACCAGAACTACCTGCGCAAGACGAAACGATAGTTGTTACTCTTGACGAACCTGTTGACATCGATCATATGCAACTTATTCCTGATGATTTTAATGGTAATTTGTATTTGACAAATGGTAAGTTTGGAAGATTAAGACCATATAGGTATTGGAAAGATTATATTACTGTTATAAAGAAAAAGAAAATGAGAAAATTGACAGATACTGAATTTACAATATTGCCATGGAATGATAATATTGTAGAACTGTTTTTAAATGACTCAAAACTAAATCAGTATATTAGTATACCGCATCTTGGTCATACTGATAAGCAATGGATTACTACTGGTGGAAGTATACCAGCCAACGATACAAGATATTATTGTGTTACTGCACTTACTGATGCTGGTGAAACTGGACGTTCAAACGAAATACGCCATACTACACAAGGTACTACAGGAACCAACAGAATAGCTGTAGAAATAACACCAGTCGTAGGAGCTAAGAAATACAGAGTATATACGACAAAACAGTTTTTACCAAATCCTGATTGGAAATATACTGCTGCATTAGCACAGGAGCTTGTATGGGATGACAATTCACTTGTTGCCGAAATAACATCACAAGAACTTCGCGACATGGGATATGTGTTCTATGACACCGGTGCAATGGATGGTAATCTATTACCCGGAAAACCACCATTACAAAACACTGCAAGATTATGGACAAAAGATTCTGTAAATCAAAAAATCATTCTTGAAAGTTCTAATTATGGAGCTGGTGATGTTTATGCTGGTTACACAACAGATATTGGAGAAATAAAAGGAGTTAAGTTTGTACCACATACTCAAGATTTGTATATAACATCTACAGAAGGTGTATTCCAATCANATTCTCTTACTAAGAAAAAATTATATCAAGTAGGTCATGACACTACAGGTGTTGACCTTGACATATTTGATGGCGATTTATACTATATGACATCTGATGAAATAATACACAAAATACCAGATATTGAGAATACCGGTTTTCCCGGTCTATATCTTGATAATGTAGTTGGGTTTAAATGGATAGACGCAGATACAATATATAGATTTTATTCAGATGGTAAGTTTAGAAAGTTTGATGTTGATGGGAACATGCTTGAAGAACAAACTGTAGTAGTTGCAGATGCTGAATTTGTAGGGTTTGCAATGTATTTTGATAAATTTCTCACAATTGACAAAAATGGTGGAAGCTTAGTAGTATTTGATAATAATGGTGTCATAAAACAAACAATACCGTTTGTCACAAGTGGTATTCAAGCATGGGATTTATCAGGTACTATATTAACAGCAGTTGTAGATGGTATAGGTATAATCCAGTATAACGTATGGGCGCAAGAATACTATGCAAGACTTGATGATTTTGCTGAAATAGGAAAACCTATACAATATCCAACATCTCATAGACCATTATTACCAGGCGAAATGACTCAGCCAGAATATCCAGAAATGTTGCCAAATTCGAACTTCACATATGGAGATGCATTACCGACTGGTTTTAGAATTTATGGAGATACTGCCAATGTAACATGGGGATTTTCTGATGATGTTATAATCCCAGATTCAAGGTCGTTCTATTTTCAGTTCAAAACGGCAACATGGGCAAGCATTAATAGATATGATTTGCCAGCAGTTGGTGGTGTATATTATGTATTTTCATTCTGGGTTAAAGCAAATTTCAGAACGCAGGGTTTATTGGGTGTTAAGTTTAAAGACTCTGATGGAAACGGTATTGAGAATTTTTATAGTTTTTACAATGAAGTAACTTATGAAGAAAAACAATTCATTTTGAAAGCGCCTCATGAAGCAGTAGCAGTTGATTTTCGTATATTGAATTATGGTAATTCGACACAAGGCGTGCTTTATAATGTCAACAGTATCTCTGTTAAAGAAGACGTTAGAATGGCAATGAGTGGGTGGGAGCACCTGTTCAATGGCAATCTCTCTATCTACCCTACTGGTGGTAATACACCTATTGGGTGGTCATTAGGTGGTGGAGGTAGTGGAGGAGCAGTAACAACTATTGAACCCGCAGTAATGCAAGAAGAGGGTAAGTCATGGAAAGTGACTGCACAAGCTTATGACACCGAACTTGATAATTGGCTCTCCATACACTGTCAGAAATTCGACGTGCATGAGGGAGACGAACTTGAGTTAAGCTTTAGAGTCAGAACCGNCAGACCCGACGGTGAAAGTATGATTGTAGGACTTGAGTGGTACAATGCGGCAGGAAGTAGAGTA